TGTGAGCTTGCATCACCAAAACTAAACACTAGACTACCATTGTCTGTGCTTACTTGGAATACTGGCTCTTCTGTGTGTGCGGCCGCTTGGAATTTTAATTTTTGAATACTAGCTACGCTTGGCTCAAACTCGATGTCCCACTTAGCACCTTTGAACTTAACAGTTTTCATTTTTTCAGCAATAACTTCGCTGTTCATAAAACGATAGTCATTTTCAAAGTCGCCTGTTGTGTTAGCAAAGTGCAAACCTGTTGGAATAGTTTCGCCGTTACGTTCTTGTTTAACAACCTTAATACTAGCACCTTCCTTGTATTCTGGACACTTCAAGTGAATGTCTAGTTTATTTAGGTTAGGCATACCAAATGTACCTTCTAAATCATCAACTGGATTGTGTGTTTTAGCGTTTAAAATAACTGAACGATCTTCAGCCATTGATTCGATTGTTGTTTCTTTATCGCTAGCTGAAATCTTGACCAAAGGCAAAAATCCCAAGCTATGTGTGTGCGATACTAAATCTTGTAAAAAGTCTTTCATATGATTCTCCATGTTTGTATATTATATAGGTTTTTTAGACAATGTCAAGGATTTTTCCTAACCTTTTTGTTATACTTTATGGCCGATTCGACCAAAGTATGTGATTGATTCATTCGATCTGAATAGTGCATGAATGCATTTGTATCTTTGGGGAAACAAGCACCTCCAAATCCTCTACTACCATCTGGACCTGGAACCATCATGTGACTATTGCCTATACGACTATCGTGTGTTAATACTTGTCTAACTAGGTCATAATCTGCACCATTTTGTTTGCATAAATCGTATATTTGATTGAAAAATGCAACCTTAACACTTAAAAAGCAATTGGTAGCATATTTGATCATACTGGCCTCTACAATGCTAGTACTGAAAAATATTTTACAGTTAGGCAAAGATTCCTGGAACATTGTTTGCCATAATCCTTCGGGATCTAGTCCGCCAATGACCATATACTTTTGATTGGCAAAATCTTCGTTAGCACTTACGGCACGTAAAAATTCTGGACTGTAACAAATATCATGTTGAGGATATTGTTTTAGAATTTTTTCTAGATAGTCTGGTGGCACAGTAGATTTAATTAGCACTGGTAAATGTATCGGAGTTTCATCCAGTACACTGGTAATTTGACTGATGTCACAATCACCTAATTCTGTGCTAGGAGTACCTACACAAATTATAATAGCTTCCGCATAGGGAAAATCTTTTATCTTGTGTTCGTTAATTTTAGGATCAACAATATATAACATATTCTTTGAACCTATTGAGTTAGCAACTGCTTTGCCTACAAATCCGTAACCTGCAATTATTATATTCATATTAAAACTCAAATAAACTGTTAAATGTATTTTTTTCTTCGGTGCTGGTAATATCCCATTTAAGCACACCGATTAAGTTCTCCAGTTTCTTATCAATGATGGTAGCTTCCATCTCAGCATGATCAAATGGTAAATCTTTGAACCACTGTGGTAACCTCAGTTCGTCTACTGGATAAGCAACTGATGTATAACCTAACGGATTAGGTTTAAGTTTACAAACAATAACCTTAGCACCGTCTGTAATAGCCATAGAATATTTGTCGCCATACATACGTTTTAAAGTATTCCAATTAATACTGGCACGTACATGTCCGGGCATATTGGCCTTACCTGCTTTGGCTTCTTTAGCTTGATAGTCGGTAATATTATTGGCACGTTTCGGCGATCCTTTTTCCCATCCTGGTCTTGCTTTGAATTTGATACGGAATGCACTGATATGATCCAATACATCCTGTTCATCTTTACCCATTAAGACCATTTCAAGAACTTCACTTAAAAAGTCTTGAATAAATTCTGGAGTATCACTACGCTTTAGATCCAAGCCCATGGCTTTAATCTTGCCAGGTTTTCCATCTAAGTCTGTACGCTTGCCTTCCTTATCATAGTAAAGAACAGCATAACGCTTTTTAGTAATGAACAAACTTTTAGATCCAACAATCTCACGTCCTGCTTTAATAACTTCTCCACGTGTCTTTGGACAGTGGAAATAGTCTAGCATAAACTGTGGAAATGTTTGATTAACTTCGTCGCCTATTTGGTCGTAGAGTTGGATGACTGTTTCTTTTGTCCACGGGATACGTCCGGCTTCAATGTCCTTCTGTAGAGTGCGATAAGCACTAAAATAACAACTATCAGTGTCACCATATATAACTGCCTTTCCTATGTGATTGTATTCGCCAGCAATGATCTCATTTACTTTACTCGCCATATGTTTGGCAATTTGTCTTCCGACCAGTGTGGTACTTTGTCCAATTCGTTTATCAAAAAAGCGACAACCTGAATTAAGAATAGCGCCGTAAAGACTGTTAAGATTAATTTTCTTAACGAGTTGTCTTTTGTCCCAGTATTCTTCTTCGACTTTGTTTCCAGCATTTATAGCCTCCTTTAGTTTGGCCTGCATCTCTTTACGTTCTGCATACCAGCGTTTAAGTAGCCCTGGAATAATACCTTCTTTTTCATAGGTGAAGATAGTACCGTTACTTGAAAGCATCCAAGGCTGATTGCTTTCAAATATAAGTCTGTAGACTTCTGCCGCACTTAGTACATCACTATCTCCGTTCTCCCAGTCAATAGTAATGTCTGTGCCAATCTCTTGTGCCATCACACTTTCATATTCGTCTGTGCCAAATTTACCTTCCCAAGCAGCCGCAAAGCTCTTGCCTTTGGCTAACTGTAGTTCAATGTATTCTTCGGTCTTAGTTTGACGTAACTGTCCAATAATAGTTTCCGGACCCATGTTAAGTGCTCTAATTGCACTAGGATATAGACTGTTAATGTCTAATGACCCAACCCAGTCTTGAATACCTTCCTTGGGATAAGCAACATAAGCACCTGCCGCACCTTCATTGTCTTCACGTTCGCTCATCTTAGTACGATTAGGAACTTGGAAACCTCTGCGATGTGCTTCGTTAATAATAGCCTGTTCTGTTACAGCCACAGCACCCATTGTGGTCTGTAGCAATACTGTATTTTCATGTGCCAATGTATTGGTCAAGTCCATGAACTTTAACTTCTTGTCTAAGTCATCAAGCAGTTTACAGTCATTGATGTTATATTCAACAAATGTTCTAAAATCATTGTTGTATAATTGGTCGAGCGTACCTTCGTATTGTGTTTTACGTTTGCCTAATTCATATTCCGCGATAGCGTCGAGTCTATAACTGTGGCGTTCTTCATACGTGTATTTGCGATACAGCTCGAGATAATCCAAATGTACACGACCGATATAGTCATATGTTGTACTAGTACGACCATATTTTTCATATTCACGTTTCTTTGGCAGTTGATCAAACAAACAGAAACGTCTAGTGTCTTCTTTGCTTAGTGCTTTAGTAACACGGTTAGTAGTATATGGAATATCAAAGCCTTCTGAATTCCAACCACTTAGAATGTCTGCATCTTTAATTAGATCTAAGAACATGTCCAACAAATCTGCTTCGTTATCAAACAAATATGTGTTAGGAAAGTCTTTGACCATTTCTTTAGCTTCTTCCATCTTAAGACCTTTAGGTGGAATAGCCAAACAGACCATAGTCTCTAGCCATTGTAGGTAGACAGCAATCGCAGTAATTGGCATAAATGCATCGTCTGGACTAGCATAGCCACGCTCTGGATCAAAGTCTACCTCAATATCGAAAAACGCTACATTTAATTTAGGAGCATCCTGATTAATATAGTGTTCGCTTAGTGTAACAAAGATAGGATTGATGTCTGATTCAAACATTTCCTTGCCACTGTTAATGGCTTGTTCTTTGCGTAGTTCTTTTGTGTTTTTACAAACGATACGTGTGAGTGGATCACCGTAGATTGACGTAAATTTCCCTCTTGGGTCTTTTACATAGAATGTGTGTTTAACTGGTATGTCGCGAAACTCGCGATCACCTTTCTTGTTGCGTTCAACTACTCGAACGATATCGTTCTCGCGGTCAAACCATGCGTCTACATAAGACATAAATTTTCTTCTCCATGCAATTTGAGGCTTGCAAATACCTTCATGCGGTTTATTGGCCCGCCGACCCTCTTATTATAGCAGGTTTAGATACGTTTTGTAATATCCAAAATTGCTTCAATCTCTTCCCAGTCCTCATTATAAGCCTGCCAATCGCCTTTATGGGCAATTTTAATAGCACGATTAATAACACTTGGTTTGATTTGTAATTCTTCTGCAACTGCCTTAACAGTTTCTTTTAAGCCTTCTTGTAAGTCTTCGACTTCACGTAATACTGTAGAACCTTCACTAATCAAACGTTCTAGTTTTGCCTTTTCTTCTGCACCGTATGAACGACCGCCCATATAAATCTCCTAATAATATGCCTATTGTATATTAATTATGCCTTGGTGTCAAGGTTTAAATGTAATTTAGAAACTCTTTTTAACTACAGCACATTTAGGAACTACTTGTCCGTTTTTGTTCTGTACACCAACTTGGCGTTGGTTAGATTTGCAAGCACTAGAAGTTTTTTTTGGCTTCATTGCACGTTTTTGTGCATTAGCTTGTTTAATTGGATTAGCATCTTCTCCTAATCCTGTAGGGATATTGGCACTTCTACGTCCACCGCCCTTTTTAATTTTTGATAATTCTTCTATACCATGACGAACTTCTTCGATATTCATAGCTAGTTCTGGAAAATGTCTTGTAATACTTTCCCAGATTCTTAAATCATCACTTTCGGCCATTTTTACTAGGTCTTTAAGTTGAGCACGAGCTCGCATAATACGATGTTGAACTGTACCAGGATTACTCTTATGCCCGTAGATTGTGCTGTTAGATGGTTCGTTCTTGTCAAAATCTAATGGAGCTTCGTCTACAACATAGTTTTGCATACCAGGACCAACTCCGCCTGTGAATCCCATACTATGTCCAGGAACTTCATTTTCCTTAACATTCTTTTTCTT